TCAGGCGCCGTTGGACTTCTGCAGGCCGCGGTAGTCGAGCGGTGCGACGCCGGCATCGATGCGCACCTTGGTGGCCACGCCGTCGACGGTGAAGCCCTGTTGCTGCTCCATGTAGGGCAGTTCGTTGCCGTCGAGGTAGGCCACCTCGATGGTGTCCGAACCCTGGCGGGCGGCCAGGTAGAAGGCGGTAGCCGACGCATCGTCCAGACGCGGCTCGCCGATCACCTCGGCGAAGTTGCGAATCGGGTTCTCAATGCCGGAGTTCGAATCCGCACCCGGTACCGAGGCCGAGCGGATGATCTGCTTGGCCTTGTCTTCGAGCGCGACCGGGGTCAGCACGAAGGCCGGGCGAATGTTCAGGGTGCGCGGCTTGCCGCCTTCGACCTCGGTCTTCTGAGTGGCCATCTGGGTCTTGGCCTTGCTCAGCGAATCGATGGACAGTGCCGAGGTGCCACCAGTCAGCAGGTTCTTGTGATCGGCATGGAACAGCGTTTTGCCGTCCGACAGCGCCGGGTTGCTGGTGAGGATGGCGTAAACCAGATCACCGATGGTGGCCTTGGCTGCCATGCCCATCTTGCGCGGGATGTCGGTGAGCATGTTCATGTCATCGTTGATGATGACCTGGCGGGTGATGCTGAAAATCTCGCCGTAGGTGGCCAGGGCAATCGGCTGAGAGCGACCGCCAACAGTCACGTACTTGTACTCGGCGCCCTCGCGCACCTGGCGCAGGGATGGGAACTCACCCAGGCCGACGCGGTGCATGGTCTTGAAGTCGGAGAGGAAGCCCTTTTTCGTCCAGAGCTGGAAGGTTTCCAGCGCCTCTTCCCAGCCCGCCAACATCGAGCGGTTGGCCACATCGATCAGGATGGTGCCGAAGTCGCTGGTGGTGTGGGTGAAAGCCAGGCCGACCATCTGCATCGGGTTCATGCTGGCAACGCCGATGCCGCGATCCGCCAGGGAGGCGCGGGCCAGCTCGCGCAGGCTCATGAAGTTATAGCGGTTGTCGTTCTGCTGCTCCTCGAGGCCGGCACGGGCCAGGACGGAAGCGCGAACGGAATCGCCGACAAGGTTGCCGTTGCCGGCGAAGATGTGGGCGTTCGCACCCTGGCCGCCGGACGGGCCGGCACTCGGGGTGGCACCAGTCGCCAGGGAGGCCAGCAACTTGGCCTGAGCCTGCTCGACAGTCACGGCGCTATCCAGCAGCAGATCGTTCAGCATATCGCCATGGGAAGCGGCGAACGGCTGGAACACGGCGCGAATGCCATCGCGGCGGGTGGTTTCGGCGGCCTGAATCTGGGCACGCACAGCGGCCTCATCGGGCGCGACTGCAGCCGGAGCGACGGGTGCCGCCGGGGTCGGTTGAGGGGTCGGGGCAGCCGGGGTCGGAACGGACGCGCGCGGCTGCAACAGGGTTTTGAGTGCTTCGGGCATGTGGGCGAACTCCTGCATGCGTTTCGAGTTGAGTTGAGCTGCCGCGGCGAGCGGCTCGGTGAGTTGGTCGGCGAAGCCGGCCTCGACAGCCTCTCGGCCATCCATCCAGGTCTCTGCCTTGAGCAGTGCCTTGATGTCTTCCTGGGACTTCCCGGTCTTGGCCATATAGGCGGAAACCATGGTGTCCTCGATCTTTTCCAGCAGGTCGGCATAGCGGCGCATGTCGTCCGCCTCCCCGCCCTGGATGCCCCATGGTCGATGCACCATCATCATTGCGTTCTCGGGCATGTAGATGGTGTCAGCGGCCATGGCGATGACCGTGGCCATCGAGGCGGCCAGGCCGTCGATGTGGGCCTCGACCCGGGCCGGGTGATGCTTGAGCAGGTTGTAGATCGCCGTGCCCTCGAACACGTCGCCGCCAGGGGAATGGATGCGAAGGCTGATCAGCGACAGGTCGCCCAGCGCCTTGAGTTCGCGAGCGAACTGCTGCGCGGTGATGCCCCAGGCGCCGATCTCGTCATAGAGCAAGATTTCGGCGACGCCCCGGGAGAGCGCCTTGATGCTGTACCAGCTCTCCGCCGGCTTGGTTTCGTTCGTCAGCGCTACGGCCATGGCCAGCGGGGCCTGCAGCAGGGAGCTACTCATCTTGCGTTGGCTGCCCATTGGCGCCTCCTTTTGGGTCAGGTTCTGGGGTGAAGTCAGGGCCGGGAATCTCCAGATCGGCGCCGTACTGGTTGACCAGGCGTCTCGCCTCGTCGCTGGTGAGCACCTTGCCCACGCCCAGATAGGCCTTCTGAATCGCCTCCACGGCGGTCATTTCCTTTTCCTTGGCCAGGCTATGCGCGGCATCCGAACTGAACACCAGGCCCAGCTCGCGGTTCTGTTTGATCTCGGCGGCGCGCGACTTCTTGAGTTCCTGCGGGTTGCGGCCACGAGCGCGTGCTACTTCGGCCTCATCGCCGAATCCAGCCTTGACCAGGCTTTCCCATGCGGTGGCCTCGTGCACCGGGTTGATCCACGGCATGACCGGGCCTTGGTACACAGCCGACAGCAGCGTGCGCATATCGACGTCAGCCGGCGGCCTGAGCACGCCGGATGCAACCGCCAGCGTCAGCCAGGTTCGGTACACCGGGCGGCACCAGTAGTCGACGAACTCGTGCTGCAGGACGTCGTAACCGAGCTGGGCTTCGACCAGTTCCTGGCGCTGCGCCGAGTAGGTGCCGTCATAGGATCTGGCGACGGTCGAATAAGCGCTTCGACCAGCAGCGGCGACCGCACGGAGCATGCCGTTGCGGTATCCCTCCAGCATCGGGTTCGGTCGATTGCTCTCGAACATGGCCAGGTCTTCACCTGGCTGCAGGTCGTCGAAGATCATTCCCGGCGCAATGGGGAACGAGCCGCGCTTGTTGTCCGGAGACTTATCGCCCTCGTAGTCGTCGGCGTTGCCCTTCTTGATGTAGAAGGCCATCGCCGCGGCGATACGCGCCGCAATGCGCTCGCTCTCTTCGTAGTCCTTCAGGTCGGCCAGGCGGGTCAGCGCGGCATGCAACAGCGGCACGCCACGGTTCTGGCCGATGCGCTTGCGGTTGGCGATATGGATAACGCGATCAGCATCGACGCGCTTGGTGCTCTGGTAGATCCCGTGCCCGAGGTCGCCCGGGTGCGCCTTGAGCAGGTGATAGGCGCGGATGCGGCGCCAGGTGTCGCGCTCGATGCCCTGGATGATTCCCTTCGCCGTGTCGTTGTACTCAAACGGCAGGTAATCCGGCTCCAGCAGCTCGAGCGCGAACGGCACGAGCGTGAGGTGCCGGTAGTTGGCCACCGGCCCCATGATCTTTTGCGCGAGGCCTTCGCCATCGCGCAGCCAGGTGCGCGCCACCAGGCGCTCCATCTGCGGGCGGGTCAGCTCGCCGGAGGTCTCCGGCCGCAACGACCATTCAGCCCACGCGCTCTTGATCTGGGCGTTAAACTCCAGATGCACGTCACCGGCAAGGGTCAGCACCAGAGGCTCAACACCGATGCCGGCGCCGCCCACCACCCGCTCCTCCAAGCGGTCGAACAAGCCGGTAACGATGTCGTGGTTCTCGTCCAGCCACCGGCACTGCTCGCGCAACGAGCGGCCGGCGGCCTGTAGCGCAGCGTCAGCGGAACGCGCTTCACCCTTGGCCTTGTGGGTGCGAGATGGCTTCGCCGCCTCATACGCACGAATCACCGAGTAGTGACGCATGCGCTGAGCGACGAAGCCAGGCGCCAAGGGCGCCAACAGCCGATCAATCCAGTTCATAGGAAGGTAGCCAGCTTGTACGGGCGGGACTGCCCGCCAGCCTGACGCTCAAGGCTTGCCACCTTGCGCTCCCATTCCTGGCGGCCGCGGCGAATCTCGCCGAGGTCAACCATGGTCAGGGTGCGCCCACCGAACGAAGTGGACTTGCCCAGCAGCACCTCCTGCTCGGCGTCGACGTAGCGCTGCAGGATCGCGCGCGCCTGCTCAAGGTTCATAGCCATGGACTGCCACCTGTTGTGCTCAGGAAGGCGTTGGTCACCTCCTGCGCGGATTGATTGGGGGTCTGTTTCTCGATCACTTCGGCGGCTACCGGCTTGGCAGCGGCCAGGCGGGCAGCCTCCAGGGCTTCGAGGTCGAAGCCGAAACGCTGCTGACTGATCCGCAACGCGGCCAGGGCATACACCAGGCAGTCGAGCGCCTCGTTGCGCCGTCCGCCCGAATCCCACCGGAGTTCGCGCTTGCCCTTCACCATCACCGGCTTCTTGCGCTCGGCGGTGAGCTGCTTCAGCTCGTCCTCGTCGCACCAGTCGATCAGGGGCAAGTGGATGCACCCGGGCGTCGACACCCAGGGCTGCGGCACCTCAATGTTGAGGCGGCCGTAAATCAGCTCCTTGGCGTTGTCGGTACCGACCTCGGTCTTGTAGATCTTGTTTTTGCGGCGCTTCGGGAAGTTGGCGATGGGCTTGCCGTAGGTGCTGGCACCGAAGATCGGCACCACCCAGCGCACGCCATGCTTGATGCTTTCCTCGGCCACTTCATCGGAGTAGTGACCGCCAGCATCCCAGCAGGCGCGCTCAACACGCATCGGCGTGCCGTCAGGCCGCTTGAACTCCCTGTTCAGCTCTAGCCCGACCTTGCGGCGCAGCTCAGCACTCGCCGGGTCGCCGGTGAGAATCGTGGTGCGCAGCAACCAGGCTTCTTCACCAACACCGAAGCCCCAATGGCGAACCTCGTAGCGGTCGTCCTGGGTATCGATGCCAACGAAAATGCCGAGCACTTGCTCGGGCACACGGTCGGTGCACGGGTAGATTTCGCGCCGGCCGTAGAGGGTTTCCCACTCGACGCGCTCGCCCTGATCCTCAATCCACACCTCGCCGCGCGTGGTGTTGATGAAGGTGATCAGCTTTTCGCGGTCAGTGCCGACAACCAGCCATTCATCCACCAGCGAAAGCCAGGTCACCCAGGTGCTGTAGATCGCCCAGCAGTAGAACGAGATGGAGCGCGGTGTGCTGGTCGGCTCGTTATCCGGGCCAAACCACTCCATTGCATCGCGCGTCCAGATGCCAGTCGCCTCGCAGATCCAGCGACCGGCCGACTGAGCGGCGACCATATCCTGATGGAAGAAGATGGCGGCGCAGTGCTCGCAGCTGTACCAGGCCTTTACCGCTTCGTTGCGCTCGTTCTTCTCCCACTTCAGGCCGTGCTCGCAATCCTTGCCGCCCCACTTCAACACCTGCTCTTTGTGGCAGTGCGGGCACGGCACATGGAAGCGCAGCCTGATAGGCGATTCCTCGGCCGCCTTGGTGATCTGGCAGTAACCTTCACGCCCTGGCGTCGAGCCTCGGGTCGACTTCGGGTAGACCGCACCATTGAGGCGCTTGTCACCCAGGAACGTGGGCGAACCTTCGCCCTCGACGTTGGCGTCGAACTTCGATAGCTCGTCGTAGATTACCTCGTCGGCCGACTTCTCCCGGTAGTTCCGGGCGGCCTTGCCGCCGCGAATCCAGAGGTTGCGGCGGTTGGAGAAAACCTTGTTGTCCAGCGTGTTGTCGCTGTGCTTGCGACCAAACCAGGGCGCCAAGGCCAGCAACACCGGCACATCACGGATCAGGCCGTTGACGTGCTGTTTGCTGATGTCCTCGGCGTCAGGATCGGTCGGCGACCACATCATGACGTTGCGGCGCTTGTGCTGGATCTTGTAGCCGATGTTGGCCATCAGCAGCTTGGTGTAACCGATCCGCGCCGACTTCACGAAGTTGACGACCTTGATCAGGTCGTTGCCCATCGCGTTGAGAATCGCCACCTGAAACGGTGCCGTCTGCCACTTGCCCTCGTTGTAAGAGGACTCGGCCGACATGTAGAAGTGCTTGTCCGCCCACTCGACCGCCGTCATCGGCGGTTCCTTGTACAGCGCCTGCAACCCGAGCTTGACCGCCTTTGCTAGGTCAAGTGTCCAGGGTTGATAGGTACTCATCGAGGATTCCCGGTAGGTCGTCGCCGAACTGCGCGGCGATGTTGCGGGCCATAGCTATCTCCCGCTCGAAGCTCTCAAGGATCCGGGCGTCAAGTTCAGGGTGGCGGCGGCTCACTGTCTTGCAGACGGTTTCCAGCTTGGAGCCGATCTGCGCGGCGATCCGAGCCAGGGCGAAGGTGGCGAACGCGACCGGCACCAACTCTTTCTCGGCGACCCGGTTTTTCTTCTCTTGGGCGTCGGCCTGGGCTGCTGTCAGCCGGATGCGTTCAAGTGTCAGCTTGTGCTCAGCGAGAGGATCGACAGCTTCGCCATCAGGCCCCTCTGGTTGTTGTTTCCGCGTGGCGTGCTCGATGCGGTTTTGCACCACATCCTGCACTCGAAAGAAGGCCTCTCGACCAATCTTGGCTACAGGCTCCACGCCCCATTTATCAAAGGCTTGCGGGGAAATGCCGAGCGATTTCGCCATCTCGGATTTGTTCAACCAACCCGGCTGCCTGGTTGTTTCGTTCTTGGCCATGACTAAACAACAACCAACCTCCGGAATTGGGTCATACATATTTGGCGCGCGGGGCTCGAATTACCCTCTGGGCACCCCCGCCCCGGGAGTACCTTTTGGGATTTTGTGGCACGCCAATGGCACCAAAGACGCACCAGACCGGTGCATCAGCGGATGATTCGGCCCGTCGCGGCACGGGGGCGACGCCGGAAGTTCGAAGGGGTACGGCCCTGCAGCGCTTTGGTGATCGCAATGTCGATGTTCGTCTCCATCAGCGCATCGTTCTCGGCCACCCTGCGTACAGCCCCATGGAAGTCGAAGCGCTCACGGTAGGTCGGAGCCGACCGAGAGAACTGCAGGACAACCTGCATGTCCTTGCCGCGTCTCTCAGCAATGCCAATCGGCCGCTTGCCGCGCTTGATCACGAAGAAAGCCTTGGCGTGCCCCTTGGCCACCGAGCGTCGGCTATCGGTCGCGTTGTGGTCAGACCCTGCGAGGCTGAAGGTCGACAGGCCCGACAGCACCTGAGTCATCCACGACCGACGAATGCCGCCGCGCGAATCGAGCGGCGTCCACTTGGTTGGGACGATGAAGCTACCGGCCGGGAGAATGCCGCGCTCTCGCAGCATCTTCTCCGACCCCTTGATCAGTCGGTTGCCGCCATACACCTGTGGGCTGAACCATTCATCGAATCCCCGGCCCTTGCCGCCCAGGTCATCCTTCACGGTGACGATAGCCTCAAGGTTGTCCGGCCTGGCGTTGATGATCCGAATGGAGTTGAGCACCCAAGGCGACGGGTTATCGAAGACCGATTCCATCGCGGCGCGTAATGGCGGCTTGGTCTGGTTGGCCGTGTGATTCAGTGCATCAGCAAGCGCACGGTTTGCCAGGTCAGGGCCGAGCGCCTGAAGGCTAGCCAGCGCATCATCAAGATCGGTGGCGGTGATCGACCCTCGCATTGCTCACCCCGTCTATCAGCGTGAGGCGCGGCGGCGCTCCCCACCACTCCAATGACCATCCCAATCCACGCGTAAGAAGGCAGCGACATTGCCGCGCGCCCGGTAGACCTGAACCATGACCACCAGCAGGATGGCCACCAGCATCGGGGACGTCCTGGGTACTGGCTCAATGAAGAAAGGAGACAGCCCGACCTGCAGGGCATACCCACCAGTTGAAGCAGCCATGAACCACGCCAGCAGCGACTGGCCGAGTTTGTATTGCTGGCCAGCCTCCGGACGCCACGCCACGATTCTTGCGCTGATCGCGGCACAGATCGCGGCAGCGGCAAGCGTCCAGTAGTCGGGGCCAACTGCGACGATGATGCTACCCATTGCCACCTCCAGAGCCAGGGCGGCTCAGTGCGTGGCGCGCCCAACCAAGGGCAGCGCTGATCCATCCCGGCATCTTCCCGCCCTTCACCCACTCGGCCACGCTGATCAGCACAGTGACGATCAGAGCAGCAGCGAGCAGAGCAGGCAGGCCCGAGAACTTGGTGAGGCTACGCCCCATCAGCTCAGCCGCCACGAAGTAACCACCAACCCAGGACACGACCAGATAGGCCAGGCGCGACCAGATCGACAGGTCACGCGCCCAGGTCACGAAGAACAAGGCGCCGGCCCAAGCGCCGATCACGGCGTTTAGGTCGACCCCTGGAATAAGCGCGGCAGCACCAATGCCTAGGACACCGGGCACGGCTACTGCTGCCATGCTGCTTGGCTCTGCCATATTCTCCCCTCACACCACAAAAATGTTGTATCACCACAAATTTGTTGTATACTGGAGCCATCCAGACAACAGAGATGAGGTGATGAAGTTCAGCGAATTCAGGAGATGGCTTAAGGCCAACGGGGTGACCTTCGAAGCCGGCAAGGGAAGCCACTTCAAGGTCACCGCACCAAACGGCAAGACGACGATCTTTGCGGATCACGGAGCCAAGGAAATGCCCGAACCAACCCGCAAAGCAATCATCAAGCAACTGGGGCTCTGAGAGCCCCTAAGCCGTATGACTGAGCAAGACTGATTCACCCACTGACCAAGGGTTACGTTATGTACAACTTTGCAATCCGATTCGAACGCGACGACAGCGCGACCGGTGTGGCCGTGTTCTGCCGCGACCTTCCCGAACTGAACAGCTACGGAGACGACGAGGCGCATGCCTTGGCCGAAGCCGTTGACGCCATCGAAAGCACCTTGTCGCTATACGTCGACGAGCGCCGCGCTATTCCGCAAGCCACTGAGCCAGAAGCTGGCGAGCACGTGATTCATCTGCCGACCGTAACCGTGGCGAAGATCGCGCTATGGAACGAGATGGTGGCGCAAGGTATGCGCAAGGCCGATCTGTGCCGCCTGCTCGATGTGAGCCAGACTCAAGGCGACCGCCTGGTGGACTTCCTGCACAACACCAAAATGGAAGCCCTGGAGAGCGCACTGGCCAAGCTCGGCAAGCGCCTGGTTGTTCAACTGGCGGCAGCCTGAAACGAAAAAGCCCAGCTCGATAGCTGGGCTTTCCTGCTTGGGCGTGTACCTGATCACGCACCAAACCGCAGGTTCGAAAGTTACGCGGTCACTCGGTCACTGTCAAGCCGCCCGATCCAGCAACAGGCCGTGCTGCTCCAGCAGAGCCTCGACCGTTGCATGGGCGGCATTGACCTGATCGTCAAGCCAACGCTTGGTGATCGACCTCCAGCGTCGCAGCGTCCTGTCAGGCGTGCCGTCCGCGTCCCAGGTGTGGATCTGGTAGAACGCCGCCGGCAAGCGGTTACGGCGCTCGGGCACCACCCAGGCCATCACGCACTTGGTTCGGAACAGGTAGTGCGCTGGCGTGACCACGTTGGCGGTCAAGTAGCTGGCCGACTCCCTCACCTCGTTCTCGTTGATGGAGAACTTCGCCACCAAGGCATGCCACTGCACAGGGGGCAGCGACCGCTTCAACATCGAGCGCGTCATTGCGTCCTGTGTGGTGCGTTCCTCTGGCGACAGACCGTCGGTGACAGACTCCGCAACGATGCCCTCGAACCCTGCCTGATACTTCCGCTGCCATGGCGCCTTGGCGGTGCCGTCGTGCATCTCGATGGACATAACCCGGCCGATGCAATGCCCGGCGTCCTTGTAGACCGTCATGCAGCCCTCCCGATACGACGCGGGGTCGGCTCGGGATCGCCGATGCCAAATAGGTCTTTCAGGAGGGTGGCCGTTACCTTGTTGGCGCAGTTGCCCTCCTGCAGCCAGAGCTGGCCGAAGTCGTGAAAGCCGAGGTCGCGCCGGTTCCCGTGCCAGCTCGCCACCATTTCCAGCAGCACGGCCATGGCTGCCGCGCCGCCGACTTGCACCTTCGCCAGCTCCTGGCCAGCGATCTTGAGGAAGCGGCGCTCTACTTCACTCATGCACTTGCGGGGCAGCCCCGCGGTTCGGTTACTCATGATTTCCCCCTTCGTCGGCGCCGGCCGACTGCTGATCCTGGGCACCGGCATCCGGCCCCGAAATGTCGTTTTGCAACCTCCGCTCCTGTGGAAGCGGAAAAGCGCCAGAACCTGCGCGCTGTGCGCCCTCGTCGTCGGTGTGCTCCGCCTGCGGTCTCGCAAATGTCATGGTGTGAATCGCGGTAAAACCGTGGCTGTCTAGATGCCCGTGCCACAGCTCCAAGGCCTCGCGCTTCTTTTCCTGAGCCGTGGTCTGGATGTAGGCGGCCTGCACGCCCTTGATGGCGTGGTTCAGCAGCAGCTCGCCAATCAGGTGGTCAACGCCCAGTTCCGTCCAGCAGGTTCGGGCCAGCTTGCGCAGGTCGTGACTGCGCCACTGATCGCCACCCAGGCGCACGAACACCTCGTTGGCCTGTTTCTCCGATAGCGGCTGGCCAGCTCGACCTGGGAACAGATAAACCGACTCGATGCCTCGGGCGCGCTGCCGCTCAAGGTGTGCCTCCAGCAGCGCCGCCACCTGATCCGTCAACGGCAACACATGCTCGGCGCGAGACTTGGCCGCCAGCGCCGGGATGATCCAGCGGCGATCCTTCAGCAGCACATGCCGCCACTTCGCCTGCCGGGTCTCCCCGACGCGGGTGCCATGACAGAGCATCAGCAAGGCCAGCAGCGTGGCGCCCGGGTCGCACTCGTAGTGCTCCTGCAGGCGTGGCAGCAACGCCGGCAGGTCAGTCGGACGAAGGCCGGCTTCTTTCGGCACGATGCGCTCCTGCACGAAGTCAGGAAAGCGCATGCTGCCCATCGGGTTGTGCGCGATCAGGGCCAGGCGGTGCGCTCGGCGCAAGGCACTGACGAGCACGCCATAGGCCTGGCGCACGTAGCCGGCGGCGTAGGCCTCTTGCATCGGCCAGAACAGCACGCGATCCAGAGTGGCCTTGTTCGTCTCCAGCAACGTGACACCTTTCAGGCTCGGAACCAGGTGGCGGGTGATCATCGACTTGATCCCCGCCTTGCGCTTGGCCGACAGCGAGCGGTTGCGCTCTTGTCGTTCCAGATGCCAGGTCAGTACCTCGTCGAGGGTGCGGAACGCTCCGGCCGAAGCCGAGGCTGCAGGATCGGCAGCCAGACGCGCTGTAACAGCCGGCAGCGCCGCTATCGCCGCTTTTGCGGTGAGACCAGGCCAGCGCCCTACCTTGTGCCACTTCGCGCCGAGAACGACATGCCAGGTGCCTTTCTGGCGATCACGGCCGAACCGGAAGCGCAGCGAGGGGTAACGCATATCGCGCAGGTCTCGCACGTCCTCGTGCGCGGCTTGGGCACGAATCTCAGCATCGGTGAACTGCGTCCGCACCGTGCGCATCTTCACGTCAGCCATTGGCACCTCCCCGGCCTTTGCCGTACTGGCGACCAGCGAACGGGCGACCACCCTCCTCCTGCTCTTCCTCCTCGAAGTGGTAGCCAGCCTGCAACTCGACAAACCGGTGAAAGGCGCCCTGGTGCTGCACGTAGCAACTGCCCTTCGGGCCGTGGCGGTTCTTGTCCACGATCAGCTCGGTGACGCCAGCTTTGCCTGCGTCAGATTCGTCATCTCGGTGCACCAGCACCACCACGTCGGCATCCGCCTCGATCTGCCCCGAGTCGCGCAAATCGGACTTGGTAGGGCGCTTGTTGCCGCGGGCGTTCGGTGCGCGGTTCAGCTGGGCCAGCACGATGAAAGGCACGCCCAATTCCTTGGCCAGCCGCTTCAGTGCCTTGCTGATCGCGCTGACCTGCTCATAGCGACTGCCAGAGCCTTCGCCCGGGATCAGGCCGATATAGTCCAGCACCACGGCGCCGAGGCCGTGCGCACGCTTCACCGTCCGGCCGATCTGGCGAATATCCTTCATCGTCAGCGAGGCGTCATCGCAGAGTGCCAGCGGCGCATCCATGAGCTTCTGGACGGCACCCGTCATGCGCGGCCAGTCGTCATCGGTCATCGAGTGGCCTTCGGTCAGGTGCTTCAGCGGCACCTGACCAATCGAGGCAATCGAGCGGTACACCAGCTCGTCATCCTCCATCTCGAACGAGAACACCAGCGAGGTGGCCTTGTGGTGCACAGCGACGCGCTCCGCCAGGCCAAGCCCGAGCGTGGTCTTACCGCTGCCAGGGGCGCCGGCAATCACGATCATCCGGCCGGGGCTGAGCGTGACGTAATGGTCAAGGGACGGCAGGCCGGTGTCATAGCCAAGGATCGACTGGCGGTTGAATCGACTGTCCACCGTATCGATGGCTTCCGGCAGGATCTCGCCGACGAAGCGATAGCGGCGCGACGTGTCCATGCCTTCGGCCTCCAGTGCAAGCCAGGCTTGCTGCCCCTTGGCTAGCACGTCGTCCAGCGCCGCACCGTCCTGCAGGCTCTCAATCATCGACTGAGCAGCCATCACCACACGGCGAGCAACCGCACGGCGGCGCACCTCCCGTGCGTAGACGGCGGCATTGGCCGTGCTGGGGGTGTTCTGTGCCATGGTGCCGGCGACTACCAGCATGCGCTGGCCGTCAGAGAGCATCGGGCGGGCCTCGGCAAGTGTCACGATGTCTACCGGGATCTGATTACGCTGGCAAGCCTGGATCACCTCGAACACCTCAGCGCAGGCCGGGTGGTGGAAGTCGTTGCGCTCAAGATTGGCGCTCAGCTCGTCGATCAGGTCAGGCTGCTTGATCATCGAGCCAATCACCGCGTACTCGGATTCGTGGCTGTAGAGGCGCGATTCCGGTACCGGGTCAAGAACGTCCTCGTAGGTCATTGGTCACCTCGCGCCGAGGCCCAGTGAAAACCAACCACGCGACCGCCGCCCTGGCGCATCCGATCCACCGCGCGGTCACCGATGAAGCGTGAAAGCTCCAACGCCGTGCGGTTGCTCACCAGAATGGTCGGGCGCAAGTGCTGATAACGGCGGTCGATCACGTCGCTGAGCACGCCGGGAGAGAAGTCACTGGCCGACTGCACACCAATCTCGTCGATCACCAGCAGATCCGGGCCGGTCAGCTCCTCGAGCACGTCAGCCTCGGTGTAGGTGGCGCCCTTGCCGAAACTGCCCCGCATGACCCGACAAATTTCGGCGGCGCTGGTTACGACTGCCCAGGCCTCGAAGGTGCGCACGGCATGCTGCGCGATGGCGCAAGCCAAGTGAGTCTTGCCAGTGCCGACACCGCCCAGCAGGAGAAGCCCTCGACCGATCTTCACATGATCCTCGAATGCCTCCGCATACTCACGGCAAGCCGCCAGGGCTGCGCTCTTCGGGCCAGCCAATTCGCCGTCCGTGCTGAACGTGTCGAAGGTGCAGCCACGGAAGCGAGGTGTGATACCGGTAGCGATCAAGCGCCGATTGAGCGCTTCCGCCTCAAACACGGCATGTCCTTCGCGGTATTCATTGCTGCCTACCGGCGAGTTGTTCACGGCCTCCCAAAGGCACGCAGGGCAACCAGCCAGACGCCAGGTGCCGTCGAACTGCTCCAGCTCGGTCGGTGCGTAGGGCGCGTGCCACTGCACACCGCATCGCGTCATGGGCCGCCCAGTGTCGCGGGAACGCGGGGACGGGCTAAACAGGAACTTAGAATTTGCCATCGGGATTGTTCTCGTACATTTCGGCGGTGTGAATGGGCAGGTTGGTCAGCAGCGATCCGGGGCGGCCTGCAGGCGGAGCTCCGGGAATCACTCCGGCGTTTCGGAGCCATTCGAGCTCAAGCCCTGTCCAACCTCGCTCAATCGCCTTGGTCAAGGCGGCATCCGGCGTCGCGCCAAACTGCACTACCTCGGCCAAGGTGTTCGCGATGCCCTTCCAGGCTCTCAGGGTGAGCTTGGCGCGCTTAGTCTTGCGGTGAGCCAGGTAGTCACTAGCAACGTCTAGCGACAGCCCTGGAACAGACTCAATCATCTGCTCTGCGCTCGCTGTGGTGGCGTCACCCTTGGGTGGCGTACTTCTTTTGCTCTTTCCTTTCCCTATCCTCTCCCTATCCTCTCCCTTTCCGGGGGGGAGGCCTCGACTAGCACTCTCCGAGTCCTCGTCGACAACGCGCCCCACAGCCCTCGAAACTTCGTTGGGTACCGCTGTGGTTGCTGGAAAGTGCGGATACTTCACTGTCGGTTTGTCGATCTTCTGGTGTTTCCATCCACTCACATGCAGGTAACGCTTCCCCTCATGCTCGTAGAACGACAGCAGACCATGCGCCGACAACTCGTCGAGTAGTCGGCGAACAGTCGCCGAATCAATGTCATCGCCGGGAAAGATCAGGGCTTTTATCGTCTTCTCGGCGTCCGGGTGGTTGCCAGCGTCGTCGCAGAAGTTCCAAAGCCCGATGAACAGCAGCCGGGCCAGCGGCTGGCACTCCATTACCTGCTCGCTCGTCCAGAATTCGGGCTTGATAGAGCGAATCCGGGCCATCAGATGTTCAGCTCCTCGGTCACGCGCTTGATGAACTGGTCGTAAGTCTCAGCCATGACGAACCCCTGCCCTTCCAGAGCTTCGCGGTAGGCTTTGGCCGAGCCGTAAAGCACCCAGCGTTCGCGCTCCGGCAGGTGCCGGAATTGCTGGTAGGTGGGCCAGGGGCCGGCGATCACTGGCAGCCCGGGGCCGCAGGTCACGGGCGAGCCCGGGGCTTCTCGGCGGATGCTCATAACTTGAACCCCGCTGCTTTCAGCGCTTCCTCGAAGCCTTCACGCTCGACGTCCAGCTGGTTGTGCCAATCGTCCGCGTTGTAGATCGCCAAGTCGGCAAGCGTCGTGTAATGCTCCAGCCCCTTTTCCTGGGCTAGGCGATCTTTAAGCACGTGCAGAGCGGCGCGAAGCCAATGGATATGGGACATCGCGCAGATGACTTGGAAGGTGGCATCTTCGGCGACCTTCGCGATAGGTTTCGTGGTCATGCCGGCACCTCGAGCTCGTTCAGCAGGTCATGGAATGCGCGCAGGCCGAAGTGACTCAGCCGGCAGATCGCGTGATGGATAGCGTCCTGTTGCTCAGCATCAAGACGCGGCGGTGGGTTGCTCCCCTCATGCGCCCGGTCATCGCGAACGGCGGCGGCCAGGGCGTAGATGGCGGTCAGGTCTGCCTCAACTTGATCAGCCAGGCGCTTGCTTTCGGACAGGTGCTTAGGCATCAGGCACCTCACTCGCTTCCAGGGCGGCCTGTACCAGTGCCGCTGCAGACTCATTGGCGTGCAAAGCAAGGGCGGCGAGACGCTGCGCCTGCTGGTCTCCGATCTGGATCAGCTCAAGCAACGCACCACGCACAGCGTCAAGCAGGTCGGTGGCGCTATCGAGGGCCAGAGCAGGATCGATACCTGCAACGGTGCATAGCACGTCGGTATTGCCCGCCTGGCCGAGGTCAACGGGCGGGGCCGGACGATAAGTAACGACGATGGTTTGGCGGCTCATAGCTGCTGCCCCCTTTCGCCGGCGAAGATCAGGCCCGCCGTGCAGGCATCAAGCATTGCTTTGGCCGTCTCAATCTGGTTCTGAACGACATAGAGGGTGTTCTGGCTGAGCCCTTCATCGCCCTCGGCCTGTTCGCGCAGCAATTCAAGCGTCTCGGCGAGCCGGCAGGAACTGAGCTCCAGAAGGTCAGACACTGGCAGCCCAGCACGAACCGCCAGGGCATTCAGGCCGTCGCTATTCAGCGATTCAAAGGTGTGTTCGCGCGAAGTGATCACTGGTCACCTCCCGCCGCGCGCCGCATGCCACGCTCAGCAGCGCGGGTGAATGCCGATGCGACCTCGGCGAGCATCGCGAGGCTGCGCATTTCTGCGACGTAAATGAGTTCACCATCATCAAGGTCTGCAGCAAAGCGAGTGCTGATCTGCTGGATGCCATCTGCCAGGTCAGCGGCGATATCGAGCGCCTCGATAACGCTCGCCCCTGCCCGCGTTTGCAGCAGGTAATCGCCGTTCGGGCATCCACAAAACGAGAGCTCGGTAATACCGAGATGTTGCACCTCAACAGGTGCAGTGCTATTTTTGGGTTGTGACATTTTCTCGCTCCTTTCAAGCGATGAAGTACGGCCACTCCCGGCAAGGAGTGGTTCTTGAAGAACCCGCCCGGCAAGGCGGGTTTTTTATTGCCCAGAAGAAAGGGTTAACCCCTATCTTCCACACAAATTCAGAAACGCAAGCGCCGCTCAGGGAGGCCTGATCGGTTCATGCGGGATAGATGAACGCGAGCGCGTAACACGGCCCGACGAAAACGCAACTGGGTCAGTCATGCCGGTAATAGCTGGGCGCAGGTGAACAGATCGTGCGAAAGGCACCTTCGCCGCGCGAGCAATTACGGAATTCGGCAGGGTCATACCGAGGCGACCTCGGTACTGGATGGATTCACAGCAGAATCGCCAGCCTGTTTGTTGCCGGAGGATGCGGTGATAATTTCATCCAAGGTCGGGGCGTGCTCTACAGTTCGTCCACCGCAGGGGAAACGCTTGAGCTCAAAGGCGCCCTGCGTGACGTCAGCGACAACCTCGACCAAAATTGATCGCTTCCCCTTGAGCGCTTTGCTGATTGCAGACTGACTGCTCCCCAAAGCCTTGGCCGCCTGTTCTTGGCCGTGTTCTGCAACGTATTCGTGGAGATGTACAAGCATGACTATGCCCAGTCGTTGACGTTTGGGCATGAGAATAACCGCAGGTTTTCAGCATGTAAACACCGCAGGTTTTCGACAGGAACAACCGAAGGTTTTATTCTTGACCTATGAAAAAACGCACCCTCTCAGACGTCGAGCGCGCCGAATGCGCAAAACTGAAGGCCATCTATCGCGCCAAGGCGAAAGCACTCGGCCTCACACAGCTAAAGCTGGCCGACGAGTTCGATATGTCGCAGACAGCCGTCAGCATGTATCTGAACGGTATAAACCCGCTGAACCTAGCAATCGCTGCCCGGTTCTCGTCGATATTGGGCGTACCTGTGAGCGAGTTCAGCCCCAGGCTTGCTTCTCAAATTCAACGTCTGGCAGCTACAGGCTTGAAGACCATCGCCGTCGAAGAAGGGATTGGAAATATCGCGCCGGCCTTACAGCCTCACCGCCGTATGGTCTACCCGCTGATAAGTTGGATCGCAGCAGGAGAGCGCGCAGAGTCACCCGACAACTATCACCCAGGCGATGGCGAGGAAATGCTGGAATCCACGGAGAATGCTGGCCAAGGAGGCTACTGGCTAACGGTAAAAGGACAATCCATGAAGTCCGAAGGAAGCCCAAGCTTTCCTGACGGCATCAAGATACTGGTACGCCCTGAAGGCTTCGATGTCATCAGCGGGAAATACTACGTCGCGAAGCATCGGGACGGAGAGACCACATTCAAGCAGTATCTTCGGGACGCAGGTTCTGAGTACCTTGTCCCGCTCAACCCTTCTTTCAAAACCATCGAAATGGACGACGAGTGGCGCCTGATCGGCCGCGTTATTGACGCCAAGCTCACCGGTCTCTAGCAAGAAAAACTACTGAAAAACAAAAATAAAACCGCAGGTGTTTACAACGCAATATAACCGCAGGTAAATTTAAGCCATCTCGAATCGCATCTCGGAGATGGGCATGGACACAATCACCGCACATGGACTCAGAGGCTTTCTCGGCCTCGGTGCCGCTCCTCGCGAGCTGGAGTGCCTGCTGGCGGTTGCCGGCGGCCAGTCCTCGAAAGAGGCCGCCAAGATCCTCGGCGTATCCCCGGGCACCATCGACAAGCGCCTGCTGGCACTGACCACCAAGCTTGGCGTCACCCGCCGCGCAGCCCTGGTGGCCGAGGCCTTCAAGCGCGGCATCATCGCCCCGGCCGCGTGCTTCCTGCTGGCACTGCTGGTTGGCCTGCAACACCAACAAACCACTCTCACGCGCCGCCCCGAGGCACCGCGTCGCGTTGAGATGCGTGTAGCTGCTCGCCGCGATTGCGCGGCCTGGGCGGTGTGACCATGGCTTGGGATCGCAACGACCCGTTGAACATCCTGGCACTGCAGCTCGATGCCGGGCTGCGCCCTGCTGCCGACTTCTGCAACGGCTACAACGGCCCGGCGCAACGAGCCTTTGCCAAGCACGTACAGAGCCTGGGCAAACACGTCGACGAGCTTACCGTTGCCGACCTGCAGGCTGCTGCGGCCTTCGCTGACGCCGAGCTGGCCGACATGCAACAGAAGGGGCTGATCTGATGCGCGCCTTCGCTCTCGTCGCCCTGCTCTACCTGTTCGCCGGCCTGGCCATCGGTCTTTGGCTCGGCCCCCTTCTGCTCACCAGTGGACGCCCTGAGCTGGTCGCCACTGCCTGGGCCGCCCTACCCGCTTGGCTACTTCTCGGCCTGTTCGGATACATCGCCTGGGCCGACAAAGCTGGGCGCTACCAACCACACGCACACAACTGAAACCATCGAGGACATGCACAAATGAGCACCCTTCTTTTCGTCGGCCTGCTGCTGATCAATCTGGTGATCAGTTGGTGGAATGCCAAAGTCTGCGGCACCTTCTGGTCGGAGTCGAAAGCCCTCGGCGGCTTTCCGCGCCTGCTCATGTGGTGCGGCGCGATCCAGAGCGCCATCGGCTTCTCGATGGTCATCCTGTTCTGCCTGGTCTTCACAAGCCTCGGGCTTGGGTACCTAACACCGAAAGCGGCCGAGGCGGCTTTCTCGCTCTGGTACCTGGCCGCGATCTTCCCTTGCATCGGTACCGGGATCGTCATCACCGTGCATTCCTGGGCGGTAGCCTGGCGCGAGCGTAACTGGCAGAGCATGGGCGCCGCGGCTTGGAACACCTTCGCCACTGGGCACAACATCTACAGCGCGGCGAGTGGCGGCGTCTCCTCGGCCTTCTCCAAGGTCGGCGACCTGTTCAAGGGCAACGACAGCAAGGAAGGCGCAGCCGCCAAGCTGGTCATCCTGCTGGTTGTGGTTGCGATCCTTGGCGGCGTTCTGCTGACCACCTGGCTGATCGCCAAGTATGACCGCGTTGCCCTGATGGACGCCCGCCAGGGCGGGAGGATGCCGGCATGACCGCGACAGCACACGTGCCAGCTCGCGAGGTGGCAGAGCAAGCCAAGCCGAAAGGCATCACCCAACTTGAGGTTCTAGGCTGCCGCCTGATCAAGCTCGGCACTGCCCTGCAGAACCCCAGCAGCACAGTCAGCGAACTTGTCGAGCTGGCCGATGCCTGCGGGCTTCAGCTGCGCATCCGCGTGGTCGAGGATCGGCAGTGATGAAGGCGCCATGGCCTTGGCTCTGGTTTGCTGGCTTCGTAGCTACGTCCGTGATGCTGCATCTGGCCTTCAACCAACGTGACGACGCCCGCCAGGCCCTCCAACAGGCTGCCGAGCAGCCGGCCTGCCCGGTACTGGTAGTGATCCTCGCGCCACGAAATGAAGAAGGCGAAAACGTGGCGCGCGATCAAGGCAAGCGAGGTCTATCGCTATGAACAAACGAACCAGACTGGATGCCATAGCCCGATATCCAGCGAACGAAGCAGGCGGCCGTGACTTCGCTGTTGGCGACATCCATGGCCACTTCACGAAGCTGCAGCAGGCGCTGGACGCGGCCGGCTTCAACCCTGATCGCGACCGCCTGTTTTCGGTTGGGGATCTGGTAGACCGTGGGCCGGAGTCTGCCCAGGTGGTGGAATGGCTCAGCCGGCCATGGTTTCACGCGGTACAGGGCAACCACGAGGAAATCGGAGTGCGGTACGTGCGAGAGCGCAGCATCGGCGCCGGTCACTACACAGTGCTAGGCGGCGCCTGGCTTATGGATTTACCGGCTATCGATCAGATGAACATCGCCGATGCCCTGGCAGACCTACCGGTGGCCATCGAGGTGGAAACACCGGGCGGCCTGGTGGCCATTGTGCACGCCGATTGCCCGTTGCCGACCTGGGCGCAGTGCGTCGAGTTCCTCGAGCACTCCGAAGCCAGTCATCAGGAGATGAAAGACCTTTGTCAGTGGTCACGCCGCAGGATCGATCAGTCCGACGCCACAGGGGTTCCGGATCTGCGCGCCCTGGTTGTCGGGCATACCCCTGTGCGTCAGCCCGCCGTGCTGGGCAACGTCTACCACATCGACACGGGCGCATGGCTCAAGGACGGCAGCGGACGCTTCACCCTGCTCGATCTGCAGACGCTGGAAACGATACCGGCCATTCGCGGGAGACTGGAATGGACAGACTGAACGGGGCTGGAGCCGCGCTGCAAGTTGGCCAGCCGTTCGCGGGCGGCTACTTCGCCGGCCGGTACTTCCTGGGCGCCGAGGAGCGCGCCCTGGTAGTCGCAGATCGGTCGGCCACCTTCGCCGGTCAGTGGTGGGATCGTGACGGCCCTAGGCCGAACATCCGCGGCGCACAGCACTACATGGACGGCATGGCCAACACCCAGGCCATGGCGGAGGCAGGAAGCGCGGCAGCGGCCAAGGTTTTACGCATGCGAATCGGAGGAGTCGGTGGTTGGCATATCCCGGCACGCGACGAGCTGCTGGTGATGCAGGTCAATCTGCTGCAGGTCGACGACTTCGGCCGAGATGGCGCGCAAGGTTTTGGCGACCTGCGGAGCAGCGGCGAGTATTGGTCTAGCACGCAGAAGAACGCCGGCAGCGCCTGGAACCTGCACATGCTTCCGTGGTGCGTGCCAAGCACGAATTGGGGCTTTAAAGAGAAGATGATTCGCCCGGTCAGGTCTGTCCCGATCATCCGTGAACCCGACGCGACAGACCTTCCAGACGAAGGGCGCATTGTAGGTCGGATTGACCTGGTGTCACTCGGCAACAACCAAATCGAAGCGGTGCTGGATCGGTTTATCAACGAGGACAGCGGGCGATTCTATGGAAGAACCGATGATTTGATCGGCGAGCTGCGGGCGCTGGCAGGTATGACAGGTGTAGCCAATGACTGAACAACCAAACCACAAAACCCCTGACGAGCTACTGATTGCCCTGCAGGATCTGGTCGCCCAGCTCAAGCGCCCCCAGGTGCCAGCAGAGGATCAGTTGTGGACGGCCGAGGACATCGCCGAATACCTCAAGCTGTCCACTGATTCCACAGAGCGCCGGGTGGTGACCCGGCCGGACTTCCCCGCGCCGCTACAGCCATGCGACACCGGCCCGCGCGCGGCCAAGCGGTGGTTTGCCGTCGACGTGCGCGCATGGGCCAGGAAGAACGCCTCGAAACTCCCCACCGGCAGGCCTGGCCGCAAGGCCGCCTGATCAATCCAACCGACCGGCCACCTCGGTGGCCGTGGCGTTGTAGTACACCATCAGCGAACGCGGATCACGGTGCCCGGTCATCCGGGCCAGATCCAGCACGTCGAGCTTCCTGGCCAAGCGCGTCGTAGCCTCATGCCGGGTATCGTGAAACCGTAGGTCGTTGACCTCCAGCCGATCCCGCACCTTCCTGAACAGAGCATCAGCGTTGGCCGAGTTGACCGTGAAGAGATTGTCCCGCCCCTTCGCCGCATCGAGCAGGATCTGCAGCAGCTGCACCGCGCGCTTGGTCAGCGGCACGTTGCGCGCGTCGCCGTTCTTGGTCTTTGCCAGGCGCACATAGCGATCAGCAAGCCGAGTGGCAGGCTTGGTCAGCCCCAGGATCTCGCCCTGGCGCATTGCCGTTTCCAGGGCGATCAGGAAGGCATAGGCCACTTCTTGCGTTTTGGTGATGGGCGGCTGACCTTCTACATAGCCCATACCATCGAGCAGGGTCTTTTCTTCCTCTGGGCTGATGCGCCGATCACGCGGCCGGTTGTTGCCTGGGCGCTTCACCTCACGCACGGGGTTATGCCGGCACCACTTCCACTCAGTGCGCGCCTGCTCGAACACGCTAGACAGCAACGTCATCTCGCGCCGCACGCTCGGGCCTTCCACTTGCTTCAGCCGGGCATCACGCCACTCGGCAATTTGATCCGCCGTCACGTCGCCCAGGCGCTCGCCGACGAACACCAGTTCATTGAGCAGCTTATCCAGGCGCACTTCCTCCCAGCGCTTGCCCTCCTTAGTAGGCGTCACCTCGGCCTTGTACCGGCCGATGGCATCTGCCAGAGTGGAATTGCTGCCTGACGAATGGCCAGGGATCGCGGCCAGAATCTCGGCTTCGCGCTGAGTCGCCCAGGCCACCGCCTGAGCCTTGGTCGGGAAGGTCTGAGACTCCCGCACGCCACGCTTTACGATCTCAGCCCGCCAGCCCCCGCTACGTTTCCTGTACGACGCCAC